GGTTTACCCGAAAACATCAAGAAAAAAATTAGAGAAGAGTTTGACAGCTGTTTGAACATTCTTGATTTCCGTAAACATGCTTATGAAATTATGCGTCGTTGGTATATCGACGGAAGATTATATTACCACGTCATTATTGACGACCAAGATACTAAAGCTGGTATTAAAGAAATTAGATATATTGATCCCCGCAAAATTCGTAAAATTCGTGAAATCGCCAAGCGTAGAGCTAAGGGCGGATCGGACATGGGTGAATCAATTATTCCAAAAACACAAAATGAATACTATATCTTTAATGATAAAGGATTCAACTATGGCAATAAGGTAACTGGACCTTCCACGACTGGTCTTCGTATTGCCAAAGATTCTATACTTCATGTCACATCTGGGTTAACTGATACTCAGGGAACAATGGTTCTCTCTTATCTACACAAAGCTATTAAAGCTCTTAATCAGCTTCGTACTCTTGAAGATGCATTAGTTATCTATCGTCTCGCACGTGCACCTGAGCGTCGTATTTGGTATATCGACGTAGGTAATCTACCTAAGATGAAAGCAGAACAGTATGTTCGCGACATTATGGTTAAACATAAGAATCGTTTGATCTATGATGCACAGTCTGGTGAAATACGCGACGATCGTAAATTTATGACGATGCTAGAAGACTACTGGCTACCACGTCGTGAAGGCGGTAAAGGTACGGAGGTTACTACCTTGCCTGGCGGTCAAACACTAGGTCAAATGGATGATGTTCTTTACTTTCAAAAGAAACTTCTTCAAACACTTAACGTACCAGTAAACCGTCTTAACTCAGATGCATTATTCTCTCTCGGGCGTGCGACTGAAGTAAGTCGTGATGAATTGAAGTTTTCTCGTTTCATTGGTCGTCTACGTGGTAAGTTCTCTCAGCTATTTTTAAACCTTCTTGGTAAACAGCTTGTTCTTAAGCAGATTATGACTATTGAAGATTGGGAAAATATTAAAGGAGAAATTCGTTTCGACTTTGCTAAAGACAATTACTTTACTGAACTTAAAGACGGCGAAATTATTGATAACCGTGTCAACCTTGCTCGTAATATGCAGGATATGATCGGTAAGTATTATTCGCATGAATGGCTTCGTAAAAATATCCTTCAGCAGTCTGATGATGATATTGAAGAGCAGGATAAAGAAATTAAAGAAGAAACTGATTCTGAAGACCCACGTTGGATTAACCCAATGATTCAACAGAATCAAATGGCCGATCAACAAATGGGCATGCAAATGCAACAGCAGCAAGCAGAAATGCAGGATCAGACAGACCAGAAAGCTGCAGCAGATGATGCACAGGTAGCAGTTGATCCTAAACACGACGAAACCGTAAAAAAGATGCGAGACGCTCAGGCTCAGTATGATCTATTGACTAAAAAGAAAAATAGAACTATGGCTGATGAAGCTAAACTGAAATCTGCTTCTTTAATCATATCAAAAAATAAATAGGAGATGAACGATGAGCGAAGATACTAAATATACTTTGAACGATTTAATTACAACCAGCGCAGAACAAAAGCCACTAGATTTTCAGGATGTTTTCAACGATTTGATAGTTGATAAAATTCAGGCTGCGGTTGATAACAGAAAATTAGAATTAGCACAGTCTATGTTTGATAGCGCTGGTGCTTCAGAAGAATAAGGATCAACTAAATGGCAAAGTTTCTCAAAGAAGTTTTAAATCATACAGTTACAAAAAAGGCAGCTGACCTTGGCGGTTACACACCAAAGTCTGGCGACGAAGAGAAGTTTGTCAAGCAGCATGATATTGAAGTGCACACTTTCACTGATCCAGCAATTCATAATTCTGCCAAAAAAATTAAGCCAGTTTTAACTAGACCAGAAGAAAAACGTCATAAAGATGCTGTTAAACCTTCTTTTAAAGGAGCTTCAAATGGTGTAACTGAAGCCAAAGAAACTGACACACCAGCATGCAATAATACTGCGGGTGGCGTTTCATGTCCAGTTCATGGCATTAAAGAATGCTCTACTGGTACTATGAAAGAAGAAGAGCTTGACGAACTATCAACCGATCTTTTGCATCGTGCAGCTCACAAAGCAGCTAAGATGGCTATGAGTGATGTTCAGGGTCGTTCTGGTCCTATCTTTAAGAAGCGTGCAGCTCAGGCTAATAAGTTCCGTGCTAAGGGTATGGAACAGGAAAAGAAAGAAAAAGGTTCTGTTAAAGAAGAATCTATCGATGAAGTATCAAAGAAAACTCTCGGTAGTTATATTCAGGGCGCATCAAGAGATGCATTATCAAAACAATATGCACTCGGTAAGGGTGAGAAAACAGACACTCGTAAGTTAATGAATCGTCGTAAAGGTATTGATAAAGCTGCCGATAAGCTTTCAAAAGAAGAAGTAGAGCTTGATGAAATGGGCATTCGTCCTATGAGCCGTGCTTATAGTCGTTTCAAAGACGTTACATCTAGAAAATCTTTAGATACTAAAAATTTAAAATCATATCGTCAGCCAGGTACTCCTTCAAAGGCAGATTTGTCCAAACTAGCCGATACAGCTAAAAATTCTGGCGTCGAAGTTAAAAAACTAAAGCCAGGCAAAGCTAAAGGTATCAAAGAAGAAAATATTATTGATGAAGATGGTCCAGTCGCACCTGTCCCACCAAAACATCTTGACTCTCATGGAATCGCTAAGAAATTTAAAAGTTTCGTAACTGCTGGTGGTTCAACCAAAACATTGGGTCATTATAACACTTATGTTAGATTGCATGCAAAGAAAACTGGTAAACATCCAGATGCTATCAACAAAGAAGTTAGAAAGCATGTTAAGAGTATGGAAGAATCTGATACACCAATGACATTCCCAAATAAAACTTCAGATAACGCACTAGGACAAAACATATGACTATTATTAAACCATTAGGCGTTGAATCTGTAAGTAATAGTGTTACTTACAGTTCATATTCAAATAGCACTCTTGTTAGATTTGCTCATAGTTCTGCTGTAACAACTACGTCTTTAATAACATGTAAAGATTCAACAAATACTGTCGTTAAGTGGACTATGTCTATTGTTGGTGGTGATTCTGTAATTGTACAAAAAGGCGCTACAGATATTTTAACTTCTAATAGCGGTGATATTTCATTAGCTGCTGTTCCAGTAGCATATAAGGCATAAACAAATGAAACTTATTACCGAATTGGTAGAAACTGTAGAATATATTACTGAAGCTAGAGAGTCTGGTGAAAAGGAATATTATATTCACGGTATTTTCCTTCAGGCTAACAGAAAAAATCGCAACGGTCGCATTTATGAAATGCACGTATTAGAACCAGAAGTTAATCGTTACTTGGCTGAAATTGTAGCCAATAAAAGAGCTTACGGCGAACTTGGACATCCAGAAGGTCCATCAATTAATTTAGATCGTGTATCTCATTTGATCACAGAACTAAAGCGTGATGGTGATAATTTTATTGGTAAAGCAAAACTTACTGATACACCAATGGGAAACATTGCAAAAGGACTCCTAAAGTCCGGTGCTAACCTTGGTGTTTCTTCTCGCGCTCTAGGATCATTAATTCCAGATTCAAAAACTGGTGCTATGATGGTTCAGTCAGATCTTCGTCTTGCTACAGCAGCTGATATCGTAGCTGATCCCTCTGCTCCAGAAGCTTTTGTTAAAGGCATTATGGAAAATGTAGATTGGGTATATGATCCCGTTAAAGGTACTTGGCACGAAGAAAAACTCGACAATATGAAAAAACAAATTCATAAAATGTCATTGAAAGAAATTGAAGAACAGAAGTTTGCTATCTTCGAGAACTATCTCAGTTCTATAACCTTTAAGATCAAATAAATAATAAATAATTTTAAATTCCACAGGGAGACCTTACGATGTCAATTAAAAAGTTTCAAATGAAAGACCTTTTAGAGCAGGTTGCTACTAACGAAGCTAAGAAGGCTGTTAAAGAAGAAGACAAGGAAGAAGAGATGGAAGAAGATACTACTCTTGAACTAAACGTTGAAGAAGAAGTAGAAGCAGAAGTTGAATCAGAAGAATCTGAAGTAGAAGTAGTTGAAGAAGAAACTACTGCAGCTTCATCTTTAAAAGCAGGGTCGCGCTCTGGTGGGTCTGATCCAAAATCAAAGGTTGGTTATCTAACTGCAATCGTTGGTCATCTTGCTGGTGCTAAGAAAGAAGATCTTGTTAAGTGGTTTAATGACGCTCAGTCACAGTTCGGTCCAGGCAAGGATTATGGTGTTGGCGATAAGTCAGGATCAAATCAGGCTTCTATCGACATGAAGGGTGGCAAGGGTCCAAAGACTAAAGATCCAATGCCAAAGCTTCACAAGGAAGACGTTGAAGAAATGTTTGCTGGTCAGGATCTTTCTGAAGAATTTAAAGACAACATCGCGACTCTTTTCGAAGCATCAGTACAAGCTCGTACAACTATCGAAATTGCTCGTCTTGAAGAAGAATACGAAGCAGCGTTTGTGGCTTCTGTATCTGAAATTACTGAAGAACTTACATCTAAGCTTGATTCATATCTCGATTATGTTACTGAGCAGTGGATGGAAGAAAATGAAGTTGCCATCGAATCAACACTACGTAATGAATTGATGGAAGAATTTATTGGCGGTCTTAAGGGTCTATTTGCTGAACATTATATTGACGTTCCACAGGAAAAAGTTAATGTAATCGAAGCTCTTGCTGAGAAAGTAGAATCTCTCGAAGCAGCTCTTGATGAATCTATCAATGAAAATGCAGAGCTTAAGAAAACTTTATCAGAAGGCGCCAAGGAAGAAATTCTAGAAAGCCTATGTGACGGTCTTGCTCTATCGCAGGTAGAAAAGTTCAAGGCTCTTGCAGAAGGCATTGACTTTGATGGTGATTTAGAAACTTACGGCAAGAAGTTGACTTTCGTAAAAGAAAGCTATTTTCCTGTAAAGAAGTCTGCTTCTTCAACTAATATCGAAGAAGAAACTTTCGAAGGTGAAACTTCAACTAATACCGTTTCTGTAGACCCATCCGTTAGCCGTTACGTTGACGCTATTACAAGAAACTTAAAGAAATAACTTTTATAAATATTATATTAAAACAACCCAAAGAAAGGGAGACAAAAATGTATCTAGCTGAGGAAATTCAAAAGAAGTGGAGCCCAGTGCTCGATCATGATGCTCTAGGAGCAATCAAGGATCAGCATCGCCGTTCCGTAACAGCAGTAATGCTTGAAAACACACAGAAGGCTCTTCAGGAGTCTGCTGCTCATGGTTCATACCAGACTCTTACTGAAACTGCAGGCACAGGTTATACTGGCGCTGCTCCAGTAAACGCAATGGGCGGTTCTTCGTCAGTTGCTGGTAACGGCGGTATCGATACTTTCGATCCAGTATTGATCAGCCTTGTACGTCGTGCAATGCCTAACCTTATTGCTTATGATATCTGCGGCGTTCAGCCAATGACTGGTCCAACTGGACTTATCTTCGCAATGCGTTCGCGTTATGCTAACCAGGGTGCTGGGGGATGGTCAACAGGCGATACTCAGACCAACGAAACCTTCTACAATGAAGTTGACACTGCATTCTCTGGTGTAGACAACCTTCAGGGAACTTCTGGTTCTTACACTGGCGCTGGCGCATGGGGTAATGCTCATACTGGTACTATTCCAGGTGCAACTAACACTACTCCACTAACTAACCTTTCCCAGTATAACACTGGTGGCGGTATTTCTACTTCTAAGGCAGAAACTCTTGGCACTACTGCTGATGGCGCTGGTGACTTCAACCAGATGGCATTCAGCATCGAGAAGGTAACTGTAACTGCTCAGTCACGTGCTCTCAAGGCAGAATATACTATGGAACTTGCCCAGGATCTTAAGGCAATTCATGGTCTTGACGCAGAAACTGAACTTTCAAACATCCTTTCAGCTGAAATTCTTGCTGAAATTAACCGTGAAGTAGTTCGTACTATCAATATCACTGCTATCCGTGGTGCTGCTGAAAACACTACTACTGCTGGTATTTTCGATCTTGACACCGACTCAAACGGTCGTTGGTCAGTTGAAAAGTTCAAGGGTCTTATGTTCCAGCTTGAAAGAGAAGCTAACCAGATTGCCAAGACTACTCGTCGTGGTAAGGGTAACATTGTTATCTGTTCTTCTGACGTTGCTTCTGCACTTCAGATGGCTGGTGTTCTTGATTATACTCCAGCTCTTAACAGCAACAACCTTCAGGTTGATGACACTGGCAACACTTTCGCTGGCGTTCTTAACGGTCGTCTAAAGGTTTATATCGATCCATACGCAATCGGTGGCAACTATCTAACTGTTGGCTATAAGGGTTCTTCAGCGTTCGACGCTGGACTATTCTACTGCCCATACGTACCACTTCAGATGGTTCGTGCAGTTGATCAGCAGTCATTCCAGCCTAAGATTGGTTTCAAGACTCGTTATGGCATGGTAGCCAATCCATTCGCCGAAGGTCTTGTAAAGGGTGCTGGTCGCCTTGGTCTTGGTGGTACTACTGGTAACGTTTACTATCGTCGTATTATCGTAAACAATCTTATGTAATCAAAACCTCGCTGATTCAAAGGCGAGGCAATATAAGACGGTTTCAAGCCGCAAACTTAAGGGGATCTTCGGGTCCCCTTTTTTCTTTACTTTTTCTGTAATAACCAGTATAATCATATATGACAGGATGATAATATAAATACTAGTATCTCTAGGAGGAATTGATGGCTGCATTAGATAACACACCACAGAATAAGAATTTCTTAAGTCCTTTGAATTTCGTATTCCAAATTAAGAGATCACCCCATTTAAATTTCTTTGTGCAGGAAGCTAATCTTCCAGCTATTACTGCAGAGTTTTTAGAACAGACTAACCCGTTTGTTAAGATACCTATTTCCGGTGAAATTCTCAAATTTGGTAACCTCAATGTTACGTTTAAAGTGGACGAGGATTTACAGAACTGGTTCGAGATACACAACTGGATTAGAGCTCTAGGATTCCCAGCTGATTTCGCTGAATATCAGAGCATCAAGAAAAATCCAGTATATTCGGGTAATGGTATCACCTCTGATATATCGTTGATTATTCTCAATCAGATAAAGAAACCTGCATTCGAAGTGATGTTTCGAAACGCATTTCCCGTACATTTATCAGATCTTGTATTTAAAACTACAGAAGACACTGTTAACTATATGACAGCTACTGCCGAGTTTCGATATATTCTTTACGACGTAACCAAAATATAGTATACTTTATTCTTCTTTTGAAGTATACTATATTTTGAATGGAGAATGTATTATGAAACTTGATGAGATATACGCTTTTTGGGATACAGATTCAGACATCGATACGACTGATCTCGGCAACGAAAGCATCAAAATACCTAAGCTTCATAACAAATATTATAAGCTATTTGTGTCTGAAAAGATACTTCTTCGTAAGTATGAAGCGGAGATGAAAGAGTTAAAACTTGCGAAATATGAATTTTATACACAAGGACCATCTTCTGAATCAAGAGAAAAGGGATGGGTTCTTCCTGCGCGAGGAATGATCCTCAAGCAAGAAATGCCTATGTATATGGAAGCAGATAAAGAACTTATTGCTCTCTCGTTGAAAATTGGGTTTCAGCAAGAGAAAGTTGAGCTACTCGAATCTATCATCAAAAGCTTGGTCAACAGAGGCTTTCAAATTAAGGCGGCGATTGATTGGCATAAATTTACAATGGGAGCATAATGGATATTATTGAGATTGCAAGTTTTGATCAAACTTATAACAAAATCACTTGCGACCCTGGTATTGGCTTTGAGCTAAACGAATACTTCACATTTGAAGTGCCAGGAGCTAAATTTATGCCAGCTGTCCGCAATAAAGTGTGGGACGGCAAAATTCGTTTGTTCAACGTTATGTCTTGTTTATTATATGCAGGTCTTAACAAGTATATTGAAGAGTTTGCCAAAAGCCGCAATTACACGGTAATTTATAAGTCTGATTTTTCGGCAGATGAGTTTTCTCTCAAAGAAGCAAACGAGTTTATTGATTCATTAAAAATACCTGAGAAATTTGAACGTAGAGATTACCAAATTGATGCGTTCACGTATGCGATTCGTAATCGCAGAGCACTTATGCTTTCACCTACCGCATCTGGTAAATCTTTCATCATCTATCTTATAACGAGGTATTATGCTAAACGTACTCTTATTATTGTGCCAACTACTTCTTTGGTTAGTCAACTTGCCTCTGATTTTAGTGACTATGGGCTTTTATCTGATAAGTGGGTCCATCGAATATATGCAGGACAAGATAAACAAACGGATAAACCAATTACCATCTCAACCTGGCAGTCGATATACAAACTGGATAAAAAGTATTTCGAACAGTTTGATGTGGTCGTAGGTGATGAAGCTCACTTATTTAAAGCTAAGAGTCTTACTAGCATTATGTCTAAGCTTAATAGTTGTAGATATCGCTTTGGATTCACAGGTACTCTCGACGATACTCAAACTCATAAACTCGTCCTCGAGGGTTTGTTTGGACCTGTTAGAAAAGTTATCAGTACTGCTGAATTGATTGATCAAAAACATTTGACTAAATTTGAAATTAAAGCTATAATTCTTAAATACCCCGACGAGCTTAGAAAATTAACATCAAAATTCGATTATCAAACAGAGCTAGATTATCTCGTGCGTAACGAAGCACGAAACCGTTTTATTATGAATCTTACGCTTTCTCTTAAAGGAAACACATTGCTAATGTTTCAGTTTGTAGAGAAACATGGTAAGATACTATATGATATGTTAAAAGATTGTGGACGACCAGTTTTCTTTGTCCATGGCGGTGTTGATGGAGAAGATCGTGAGCAAATTCGTAAACTACTTGAAACAGAGGAAAACGCTATTGTGGTTGCTAGCGTTGGAACTTTCTCCACAGGTGTTAACATTCCTTCTCTGCGTAACATTATATCTGCTAGTCCTTCAAAATCCAAGATTCGAAATCTACAATCAATTGGTCGCGTACTACGCAAGTCAGCTGGTAAAGACGGTGCAACTCTTTATGACATCGCTGATGACCTGACTTGGAAAACGAGAAAAAACTTTACACTTATGCATTTTGTTGCAAGAATGGCTATCTATAATGAAGAGAAATTTGAATATAAAATATACCCATTAAACTTAAAGGTGTGACATGGAAACACATTCGATTTTCGCAACATATGTATATTCTCAAATTATAGAACATAATATAGATATAGAAACTATAGCAAAGAATTTAGAAAAAGATGGTTTATCAAAACCGATCGCTAGTAATTCTGGTGGTTGGCAAAGCAAAAAACTAGTTTATGAATCAATTGAAGAAATGCAACCTTTTCTTAACAACATTATTTTAGCTGCTAGAGAAATATATAAGGGATATGGAATATCAAGAGAACCGCAATATATGGAATATTGGTTTAACATAAACAGAAAATACAATTTTAATTGGTTGCATAATCATCCTAATTTTTATTTTTCTGGAGTTTACTATGTTAAATCTTCTGAAAATTCTGGCGATTTAGTTTTAGAAAGACCAGACGCTGCTTCTGATTGGATAGTACCAGAATCAATAAATGTTGCAAATTGCCCTGCATTTAAAATAACACCTAAAGTTAACAACCTTTTGATTTTTCCTTCATATCTTAAACATAAAGTAGAACAGAATCTCACTGATGAAGATAGAATTTCTATAGCATTTAATATTAAATAACCAAAGGCGTAAAATGGCAAAACTTGTGAGAGCAAAGCGTAATTATGTAAATAATAAAACGTTATACGAAGAAATGATTAAGTATAAACAGAGTTTGAAAGACGCAGAACAAGCTGGTAAACGTTTGCCTTCTGTACCAAATTATGTCGGACAATGTTTTCTTCAAATATGTAATAGGCTTTCGACCAAGCCAAACTTTATGAATTATTCGTATAGAGATGAGATGATCGCCGACGCAATTGAGAACTGCGTATCGGCAGCACATAGTTTTGACCCTGAAAAATCATCAAATCCATTTGCTTACTTCACACAAATTGCCTGGAACGCATTTATTCGTAGAATACATAAGGAAAAGAAACAGGCTTATATCAAACATAAGAATTTCGAAAACTCTGGTATTATGGATGAGTTATACGATCAGCAATATTCTGAAGGTGGACCTGCTCATTCTATACAAGTAAAACATAATGAATATTCAGATGATATTATTAGAAGTTTTGAAAGTAAGCTGGTTAAAAATTTAAAAAAGAACAAAATTGGTTTAGAAAAATTTGCAGAGGAAGAAACTAATGAAGAATCTACATCTAGTGCCAGCTAATGTTATTGATTTAACCGATAAAATCGGCGATACTAATATTAGAGAAAACGAACGTAATAATTATGTGCTTCGTCTCGAGGCAATTAGAGATTACACGACTATGTGTTTAAATACATATTCTCGCGACAGAGCTTCATTTACCAACCGAAAGAAAACTGCTAGATGAAAATTGCGCTTATCACTGATACACACTGGGGTGTTCGTAACGACAACATTGCGTTCATGGATAATTCAAAAAGGTTTTTAGATGAGACATTCTTTCCTACAATTAAGCGAGAAGAGATACGCACAGTTATACATCTCGGCGATTTGGTGGACCGCCGTAAGTATATCAATATTAACACTGCCAGCCGTCTGCGTCAAGATTTTCTCGAGCCACTCGCTAATGGAGGGTATGATGTTCACTTCATTGCTGGTAACCATGACACTTATTTTAAGAACACTAACAAAGTTAATGCGCTCCAGGAACTCGTTGTAGACAAGTATTCTTTTAAAGTTCATGATCAGCTTCCTCGCGAGTTGGAGTTTGATGGTACGATTGTTCTAATACTACCTTGGATATGCAATGAAAATAGAGAAGTTTGCCTACATAAAATCAAAACTACTCCAGCTCAAATTGTTATGGGACATTTGGAGTTACAAGGTTTTGAAATGTTTCGTGGATCTATTGTGTCACATGGCGATGATCCCGCTTTATTTGACCGTTTCGATGTTGTTATGTCTGGCCATTATCACCATCGCAG